AATTGAAAAATATATAAGGCGGAATTACAAAACGACGAAGGAGTTGAGGACGATGAGATTAATTGATGCGGATTTGTTGATGGAAAATTTAGGTTTTATGGACACCGAAGAGGAAAGGGAAGAAAATGTTGGACAAATCATCACATGGGAAGATGTTGATAGGATGCCGACAGCGTTTGAAGCAGACGCGGTAAAAGCCAGATGCTATTGCGGAGAGTGTAAAAGAAAAATAAAATCATTTTTATACAATGAAGCAGAAGAACAGGAGCGGACAGAAGCACCAGAACAGCCGGAAGGCTGGAAAGCAAGAATGCTTGAAAAATTCCAAAAAAGAGTATAACGACTGTGGCAGCAGTCAAAAGGGTGAGTGAACATTGACAATAAAAAAATAAACAGTAGACCGTCCGGCAAGACACTGTATCTACTGTTCATTCACCTAAGAGCATTATATCATAATGCCTCTTAGGAAACAAGGAGGACTATTATGTATAATGCCAATATCAAAACCGAAATTATTAATAATATCATCTTCGAGATGTCCGGATATGTAGACAACACCACACTGGATATCATGCAGAAAGTTATTGAAAAACAGTTGGTAGCCGTGAACATGGAAGAAATCACCAACTTACCGGCAGAAATCCGAACATCAACAGAAGAACAGAACCGTTATTATATCTCGCTGATGATGATCAAGAAAAAGAATTTGCGCCCAGAAACTAAGGCGCAGTATCGCGATGCAATCATGCGTCTTACCAGCGTGATTGAGAAACCGCTCAACAAGATGGACGAGATTGACATTGACAGTTATCTCGACTGGTATGAGAAGCGCAACGTGGCAGCAGGAGGCAAGAAGAACCAGGCGTCCACTTGCAACAACGAGCGCCGGTATTTATCGGCCTTTTTCACCTGGATGCGGAAAGAAAAATTCATGTCCTACAATCCTGTGGAATCAACGGAGCCGATGAAGGAAGTGGTGAAACCAATTGATTACTTCCGACCGGCGCAGATCGAACAGCTTCGGGAAGGTTGCGTCTCATTAAGAGACAGAGCCATCATCGAAGTGCTCCGAAGTACTGGAGCACGCGTTGGAGAAATTCCGCAGATTAACATCGATCACGTAGACTGGGCGACCGGAGACATTATGATTATGAGTGAAAAGTCCTACAAGTATCGCCTGTTATATCTGGACGAAGTAGCCAGGTATCACCTGAAGAAATACTTGGACAGTCGAACCGATGACAACGAGGCCCTGTTCGTGTGGGAGAAAGCGCCATATAACCGCTTGAAAAAGAGCGGTATCAGAAATGCCATGAAGGAAGTCGGCAAGAACATGGACTGTAAAGTCTACCCACACAAACTCAGAAAGACTCTCGGAGTCAACTTGAAAGACAAAGGAACAGATATCGGAATCATTCAGGAAGTGATGGGACACGCCAACCCGACCGTGACCAGTCGTTATTATGCACAGATAAGTCCAGAGGCAATGAGAGATGTAAGACGAAGAACAGCATAGGAGGGAGTATATGCCGGACACAAGACCGATTAACGAAAAGAAATATAATATCTCCAAACATAGATTCCTAGAACTAAAGCATCACTGCATGCAGTATCAGGAATGGAGAAGAGAACTTGCCGCGCTCACAGATACCGTCAAGGCAATTGAGTATGGCAAGGAAGGACAGGGAAGTCCACCGCAGGGCAGTGCTACGGAACAGTTAGCAATCAAGAGAATGGAACTTGAACAGAAATGTAAGATTATTGAGCAGACTGCCGTTGAGACAGATGCAGAGTTATATAAGTGGATCCTGGAAGGAGTCACCAGTGATTATGCCAAATATCGGTATCTGAGAGATGCCAGGGGTATGCCATGTGGAGATCAGAAATATTACAGAACCAGAAGAAAGTTTTATTGGCTGTTAGATAAAAAAATATAAAAACATCACCACTCACGGGACAGTATTTCATGTTAATATGATAGCGTCCAAAAGATGAGATCAGACGAATCACAAAGGACTCCTTAGAATTTCACACATCAGAGCGTGGCCTAATCACGCTCTGATAAAAAAAGAACAGAAGAGAACAACAGAAGAAAATGAACGGTGGCAGCAGTCAATAGATTGCTGTCATTTTATATGGAGCAAAGAAATGGCAAGAGAATTTGCGAAAGCATTTTACAATTCAACAAAATGGAAGATGTGCAGAAAAGCTTACATTGAACACAGGAAAGCGATTGATGGCGGTATGTGTGAGACGTGTCATGAGATACCGGGGTATATTGTTCACCATAAGGAAGAACTTACTCCTGAGAATATCAATGATTCAGACATTGCTTTGAGCTTTCAAAATTTAAAATTCGACTGCCATGTATGCCATCAAAAAGAAAATAGTAAAGATGGACCAAGCAGTCTTGTGCAATACGAATTCTCACCAGACGGCGAGATGGTCGTACTCCCCCCCCTCAATTTGAAAAATAATCAGACGGTCCAAGACCACAGTCTCACCTACAAGGAATACACAGGTCGCGCACATGAGGGGGTGTAGGTAAATTGTGCAGACAATACACACAATTCAGCGATTGGAGATGAGAAAAGAAAGTGGGAGGAACACGGAAAAAGACAGAGAAAACGAAAGAACAGAAGATTAAGTCTGAGAAGAGAAAATTAAATGAAATTTTCAAAGAGTTAGATGAAAATGTAAAAAAAACAGTTGAATCCTTGATTGAAGAAGCAGCATTTATGGCAGTTTCGCTGGCAGAGTTACAAGAAAAGATTAACGAAAAAGGCTATACCGAGGAATATCAGAATGGGGCAAATCAAAAAGGTGTGAAGAAGTCATCAGAGGTAGAAATATATAACACTATGATCAAAAACTACATGGCAGTCGTAAAACAACTGACAGACCTGATTCCAAAGGAAAACAAAACAAAAGGAGAATCCGGAGACGGATTTGAGGAGTTTGTAAATGGCCGAGAAGATTAAGTATCCAGAAGATTACAATCCAATTCTGGAGTACTGGGAGCAAATTGAGGCACATAAAATTGCGGTATCGGATAAAGTATATCAGACATACAAGAAAGTAGTGCATGATATTGAAAATCCGGGAGAATATTTTTACAGCAATAAAAGAGCAAATCATGTTTTAGAGTTTGCAGAGAACTATTGCAGGCATTCCAAGGGGAAATTCGGAGGGAAACGGGTTGTGCTGGAACTTTGGGAAAAAGCACATCTGGCAACCATATTCGGATTTATAGATATTGAGGGAAACCGAAAATACCGGGAATCCTTGCTGATTGTTGGAAAGAAAAACGGAAAATCACTGCTTGCGTCAATTGTGGGATTATACATGCTTACGGCTGATGGAGAGATGGGACCGGAGGTGTATGCGGTAGCGACCAAGAAAGATCAGAGTAAAATTATTTGGTCAGAGTCAAAGAGAATGGTAAAAAAATCTCCGTCGCTGCTAAAACGAGTAAAACCGCTTGTAGCGGAATTACAGACCGAGTTCAATGATGGTGTTTTCAAACCACTTGCCTCAGACAGCGATACGTTGGACGGATTGAATGTACATTGTGTATTAATGGACGAGATTCACCAGTGGAAACAGGGGAAAGCATTGTATGACATTATGGCCGACGGAGTGACTGCCAGAGAACAGCCATTAACATACATCACATCGACAGCAGGAACAATCCGGGAAGATATTTATGATCAGAAGTATGAGGAAGCAGAAATGGTCATCAATGGGTACAGAGATCCAGACGGATACAAAGATGAACATTTCATAGCATTTATTTACGAACTTAATAACCGGAAAGACTGGGTAAAACCGGAATGTTGGGAAATGGCAAATCCGGGATTAGGTACTATAAAAAATAAAAAGACTTTGCGGGACAAGGTTGAAAAGGCAAAGAAGAATCCGCTATTAGTGAAGAATCTTCTTTGCAAAGAATTTAATATACGCGAGACATCTTCAGAGGCTTGGTTGACATTTGAGCAGGCAAACAATACTGAGACCTATAATCTGGAAGAACTAAAGCCAAGATATGGAGTTGGAGGCGTGGATTTATCTGCTACAACAGACCTCACAGCAGCAAAGGTAATATTCAAAGTACCAAATGACGAAAGAATCTATGTAATCTCTATGTACTGGATGCCGGAGGACCTTGTAGAAAAGCGCGTTACGGAAGATAAGATTCCATATGACGTGTGGATTGATAAAGGATACGTAAGAATGTGTCAGGGGAATAAGATATCGTACAAAGATGTAAAAGCATGGTTCATGGAAATTCAAGAAAAATATGATATCTTCTTAAACCTTATCGGATATGATGCATGGAGCGCAGCATATTTTGTGGAAGATATGCAGGATCAATTTGGAAAATCAGTTATGATTCCAGTTATTCAGGGAAAGAAGACGTTATCACAGCCAATGAAAGATTTAGGAGCTGATTTGGAAAATAACCTGATTGTATATAATAACAATCCAGTAGATAAATGGTGTCTGTGTAACACGGCGGTCGATGTTGACAAGAATGACAACATACAGCCAATCAAGACTAGTAAACCTAGGAGAAGGATTGATGGAACCGCAGCATTACTAGATGCCTATGTAGTGTTGCAGAACAATATAAATGAATACATGTCATTAATATAGCGCTGGGAGGCGTTATATTTTTTTTGGAGGAAAGATGGGATTATTTAAGAAAAGAGAACCGACAAATAAAGGAGATTCAAATAAGACCGGTGGCAGCGTGATAAAAATGATTACAATGACGGGTGATAATTATTACGCCTGGAATGGGCAATTATATGACAGTGATATTGTAAGGGCTTGTATACGCCCAAAAGTAAAAGCAATTGGAAAACTTATCGGAAAGCATATTAGAGATGATCCCGCAGGAGGATTAAAAGTAAACCCAGATGCAAATATCAGATTTTTATTGTCAGAACCTAATCCGTACATGACGGGGCAGCAGATGCAGGAAAAAGTTGCGAACCAACTGTGCATAAACAATAATGCGTTCATTCTGATTGTGCGAGATGAGAATGGTAAGCCGATGCAGTTATACCCGATACCATGCATTTGGGCAGGAACAAAATATAACGAATCAGGAGAGCTTTTTCTTAAATTTCTATACAGAAACGGGAAGAGCGACACTTTTAAATACTCTGATATTATTCATCTCAGGCAAGACTACAATGAAGATGATATCTTTGGAGAAAGTCCTGCAGAAGCATTAACAGGAATGATGGAAGTCATTGGAACAATAGACAAAGGAATCATCAAGGCCATCAAAAACAGTGGAGTAGTAAGATGGCTACTTACATTTACCGGATCCATGAGAGACGAAGATATCAAGAAGAATGTTGAGAAGTTCGTAGAGAATTATCTGGCTGTAGAGACAGACACATTTGGAGCAGCAGGCGTTGATGCGAAAGCAAAAGTAGAGAGAATCGAACCGAAAGATTATGTGCCAAATGCAGCACAGACAGACCGGACAATTGAAAGAGTGTACTCATTCTTCAACACGAACAAAAAAATTGTTCAAAGTGATTATTCGGAAAATGAGTGGAATGCATATTATGAATCAGAAATAGAACCGGTCGTCATACAGATGCATCAGACATATACAGTGGGATTATTCACAAGAAAAGAAAGAGGATTTGGTAATCGGATAGTATTTGAGGCGAACAATCTTCAGTGCGCAAGTCTGACTACAAAATTGGCATTTCAGGCAATGGTTGACCGTGGAGCAATGACTCCAAATGAATGGAGAGCAACCATGAACATGGCTCCAATCCCGGGTGGCGATGAGCCAATCAGAAGATTGGATACACAGGTCGTAAATCTGGTAAAGGATACATTAGAAAAAGTAGATCAGGAAAATTACAAAGCAATGACAGAAGTGATCATAAAGCTGTTAGGTTACACAGAGGGAGGTGAAAAGCATGAAGTACAGAATCAACTTACGAGGCGTAATGATCCCGAATGACTATAAATGGGTATACGATTTCCTTGGAATGGAAAGCACATGTCCAAAAGATGTGCTGGACATTCTAGATAAGACAATACCGGGAGACGAAGTTGAAGTGTACATCAATTCACCGGGAGGTGTGATTGATGTCGGTTCTGAAATCTACACAGCATTAAGGGCAACGGACGCGGAAGTGAAAATTTATATCACAGGACAAGCCTGCAGCGCAGCGTCTATTGTAGCAATGGCAGGTTATTGTGAAATGTCACCGACCGCTTTGATGATGGTACATTGTGTATCAACAGAGACAAGCGGAAATCATAGCGCTATGGAGCATACTGCAGAAGTATTAAGGACAGCAGACAGAGCACTATGCACAGCTTATACTGAAAAGACAGGAATGAGTGAAACAGAAGCACTGGCAATGATGGAAAAAGAAACATGGCTTAGTGCGAATCGCGCGAAAGAGCATAATTTGATAGACAAAATTATGTTTGAAGAAAAAGAGAATCATCAAATGGTTGCTGGACCAGAATTCAGATTGCCAGATAAAACGGAAATGGAGAACATCAGAAAGATGTTGAAATTAGATGATGATGGGAATAAAACAACCGTGTCAGAGATGCAATGCAAATTAAATCTTTTGAAATTAAAAAATATCTCATAACAGGAGGAGAGTACAAGATGAATAAAAAACAGTATGAAGAAACAAGAAGAACTATGTTAGATGAGGCACAGAGCCTCATCAATGCAGGGAAAACTGATGAAGCAGAAGAAAAGATGAAAGAAATCACAGCCTTAGACGCTGAATGGGATAAGATTGCACAGGCGCAGGCGAATTTTAATGCACTGAATAACGAACCGGAACCACGAAACGTTTTTGGCGCAACAGGAAATGGAGTTTCATTCACAGGACAGGCACCACAAGAAGAAAATATTTACGATTCCATTGAGTACAGAACGGCGCTGATGAATTATGTGGTTCGTGGAACTGCGATTCCGGATAAATTTAGAAATGAGGCTGGACCTACAAAAACAGGAGATATCGGGGCAGTCATCTCGCCAGTAGTTGTTAATCGAATTATTGAAAAAATGGAATCATTAGGAATGATCCTTCCATTGGTGACAAAAACTTCTTACGCGCCAGGAGCATCAATTCCAACTTCCAGTGTAAAACCAGTTGCAACATGGGTAGCTGAAGGTGGTACAAGCGAAAAACAGAAAAAGACAACCGGATATATTGACATCAAAGGATATAAATTAAGATGTGCAATTTCAATGACATTAGAAGCTCATGTTATGTCACTGAAGGTATTCGAAACGGTATTCGTAAATAATGTGGCAGATGCAATGGTAAAAGCAAAAGAGCAGGCGTTTATCAGTGGAGATGGTAACGGAAAACCTAAAGGAGTTTTAACAGAAACACCAGCAGGGAATGTAGAAATTGCAAAAGGAAAGAGCGTAACCTATAAAACGTTGACAGATATGGAAGGAGAACTTCCACTTGCATATGAGAATGGTGCGGTATGGAACATGACCAAAAAGACATTTATGTCATTCTTAGGAATGGTAGATGCAGATGGACAGCCAATTGCCAGAGAAAATTATGGACTTAATGGAAAGCCGGAGAGAACATTACTTGGAAGAAAGGTTCTCTGCAATGATTATATGCCGAATATTTCCGAAACAGTTGAGAGTGATACGGTAGTAGCATTCCTGTATGATTGGGGAAATTATATGTATAATACCAATTATGCAATGACTGTAAAAAGTTACGAGGACAATGATACGGAAGATCAGGTCACAAAAGCAGTTGAAATCTGTGACGGAAAATCCATAGATAATAATGGACTGGTCACACTGACTAAGAAAGCAGCGTAGGGAGTTAAGAGATGATTAAAGGCGAGTTAGTGGAAACGGTAAAACAGAGAATCAGGGTTACAACAAGAGAAGCAGACGAAGAAGTGGAAGCCTTAATTGATGCGGCAATCGGACAGTTAAAGATTGCTGGTGTAAGTGAGGCACTGGAAGATTCTACATATATTCAGGCAATTGTACTCTATTGTAAAGGTAATTATGGATACGATGAAAACACAGAGCGTTTCCACCGTGCTTTTGAGTCATTAAGAGATGCTATGGCATTGTCGGGAGATTATGAGCATGAAAAAAGCGAAGCTGATTTGGGAGGAAATAAAGAAGAATAAAAATGGCTTTCCGGAAAAACAGCCGGAAAGCCTGGAAGTGTACGTGTCTGAAAAATCTGTAGCAAGACAGGAAATGTATGAAGCAATGAGAGCCGGTATCGAAGTAAAGACGATACTGGTAGTAAGAAGCGAAGAGTGGGAAGAAACTAGACACATTGTCGAAGGAAAACCGGAATATGCAAGAAAGGTAATCTACGATGACGCGATATATGACATTGTAAGGAGTTACAAGACTGGAAAAGCAACCGTAGAATTAACGTGTGGTTAATATGGGATTTAGCGTAACAGGGTTTGATGAATTAGAGAAAGAACTGGATCAACTGGGGAAAATTGATGAATATGCGCCAGAGCTTTTGGAGGCAGCAGTTCAACCGCTTGAGAAAGAATTAAAGGGGCAGGTACAAAGAGCTGCCAACAGAGGATACGCCACAGGAGAACTGGCATCATCAATAAAGGCTTGTAAACCAGGAAAGAACTCAATTGGTCATTATATTGCGGTGACGGCAAAGGGAAAAGATAAGAAGGGCGTAAGAAATAATGAGAAGCTGGCTTATCTTAATTATGGAACGACAAAACAGCAGGCAAGACCTGTACTTGCGAACGCAGTAAAAAATGCAGAGGGCGAGTGCCTGGAGAGAATGCAGGAAAAATTTGAAGAGGTGATTGGAGAATGAGCATAAACTCCAGGATAGAAGAAGCGTTGTGCGATGTCGCACAGCAAATCTGGCCGTTATGCTGTCCGCTCGAAAATAAACCAGATGAGTATATTGTATATAATCCGGAAATCGAAATGCCGGGGATGTATGCAGACGATAAAGGCTGTGATTGGACACATTACATGCAGGTGCATCTGTATACGCAGTATGACTATACGGAAAAAAGGAAAGAAATAAGAAATGCACTGGAAGAAGCCGGAATGGTCGTTACGGACATAGAGCCATTCTATGAAAAGGATACGAAATATTATCACCTGTGTTTTTCTTGTTACGCGGAGGAAGAGTAGATGGCTTACATAGGTCTGGCCAATATCGTATTGGCAAAATGTAACGAAAATAATGGAAGCGTATCATATTCCAATGGAATGAGATTTGGGCGGGCAATAAAAGTATCAATAGATCCGAAATATGAAGACATTGGAGATTATGGTGATATCAATGATGATGAAGATGATGAGGTGTTTTCTTATGCAGATGTAACACTGGATACCGCAGAGATTGAAATGGAAGCAAGTAAGCTTGCATTCGGACACGAAGGAAATCAAGACGATTGTCTGGAAAACGAACAAGACCGCGGGGGATATGTGGGAATCGGATTGCGAACAAAAGAAACAATCAATGGTTCCGTGAACTATCTCGCAATATGGTTATACAAAGTCAAATTAAAGGAAGACGGAGAAAACCATGAGACAGCAGGAGAGACGGGGAAATATGATACGGTAACTACGACAGGAAAAGCAGTTCCATGTGAAAATGGAAACTGGAGAAGAAAGAAAAAATTTAAGACATTGCAGGAAGCAGACGACTGGCTGAATGATATGGCCGGAATCGAGAAAGGAGAATAGGCATGGCATATGTAGGACTTAGAAAACCGATTATTGGAGAAGTAAAAGAAGGTGGCGGATATAATGAACCATTCGCATGTGGAAAGGCGATTGGAATCAATGTAATACCAAACTATGCAGAAGGTGGTCTGAATGCAGACGATGTACAGTCAGAGTACGATAAACAGTTCAATTACGCTGATGTTACACTTAACACAAGTACGCTTCCGATTGAAGCGCACAAAAAAATGTTCGGACACACGGTAGATGAAGCGAAAAAGAATGTAAAATTCAATGCGAATGATCAGGCAAATTATGTAGGAATGGGCTGGATTTCAGCAGAGGTCGTTGATGGTGCGAGAAGCTATATTGGTAACTTTCTGAAAAAAGTAAAGTTTTCGGAGCCATCTGAGGAATATTCAACTAAAGGAGATTCCATTGAGTATAAAACACCGTCTATTTCGGGAAGAGCACTGGCGATGGATAATGGAGACTGGAAAGAAACTGAGACGTGCAGTACAGAAGCAGATGCGCTGAAGTGGATCTACACACAGTTTGGATCTTCACAGGCAACGCAGAGCATTGAAACACAGGGAAAAGCAGTAAAGTAGGAGAAAAACTATGTTTGAAGATGTAGAAAAAATTGTATTATCGGGAGAAGATTTTCCGATTAAGTGCGATATATTGGTGCTGGAAAAAATACAGAATAAATATGGAGAATTAGGAAGTTTCGAGAACGGCATTTCTGGATTTACGCCAAAGGTTGATGAAAACGGGGAAGAAGTCAGAAATGATGAAGGTCTGCTGATCGGAACGTATGGAATGCCGAATCTGGAAATGCTCAATGATGCACTGGTATGGTTCGTGAAAGAAGGAATGGAAATTGAAAAAGAAAGAGGAAAAGAATATCCGGAAATCACGAACAATGCATTGCTCCGAAAAGTAGACTGGCACCCAAGAGATTTGGGAAACAGACTACATGAAGAGTTTACGAGATGTTTTGTAAGAAAAAACGAGACGACCGCGTAGAGGAACAGGGCGAAGAGTCAGAAATTAACTTTGCGCGGCTCGTATTTATTGGAATGAAAATCGGTTACAGAGAACGGGAGATTGCGCATATGTATTTTGGAAAATGGTGCGATCTATTCGAAGAATTTAAACATATGCATAACATTGAAATGCGGAGACAGATTTTTGAAAAGCAAAAAGTCACATCTCTAATGGATTTATGATATAGTTTGTGATATGATAAATCCAAGAGGAGGAATCGAGATGGAAAAAGCAAGAATGTATGTGTTTATTATAATTAAAGCAATTTGTTTTTATGCAAAAAAACATATGTATATTACGGGTGCGCTGGCAGCAGTTATGATTCGTTCTCTGTGGGGAGCAGTCAGTACACAAAATACGTTCTGGCTAGTCTGTCCGATAGCGACCGTGTTAATCATTTTCATTCCAAGATATCTATATAGAAAGCTTGATGAATTCGCATCACCGGGAGTTCAGGGAAAGCATGCGAGACAGAAAGTAGAGACAAGAAAAGAACTGGAAAAATATATAGAAGAAAGTGCAAAAGAGTATTTTAAATAGACAGACCGTCCAAACAGGGCGGTCTTTTTATGTCCGCTTGGAGGGTATATGGGAAAGAAAAAGGTAGGAGCCTATATAACACTGGACGGCGAGAAGGAATTCCGATCAGCAGTAACTCAATGTAACAAGAGCCTTGCGACCATGAAGTCAGAGATGAAGTTGGTGGAAGCTGAAACGGCCGGAAATGCCAACTCGCTTGACACATTGAGAAAAAAGAACGATGTTTTAACAAAAACATTAAATGAACAGATTCAAAAAGAAGAGGCAGTACGTCGGGGATTGACTCACGCTCAGGAAGACTATGCGAGAGTTGGAGATGAACTGCAGGAATACAGAACAAAACTTGAACAGGCTCAGAATGCATTGGAAGAAATGAAACAATCTTCTGATACATCAGAGGAAGCCATGGTGAGACAGCAAACGGCAGTTGAGGATCTGAGCCAAAAGGTGGAAAAAGGAGAAGTCACATACCAAAGAGCCGGAAATCGTGTTCAGGACTGGCAAAAACAGTTGAATAATGCGCAGGCACAGACGATAAAGGCTACGAAGGCTGTCAATGAAAACGCAGCATATATGGAAGAGGCTGAAAAAGCTACGGACGGTTGCGCAAAGAGCATTGATAATTTTGGCAGACAGACTGACACGCTTGCTGATAAAGTCACCAGTACAGGTAAAATTATAAAAGCCAATCTGGTAAATACCATGGTTGATTCTGCAAAAGACTTGTCAAAAGACCTGTTTCAGAGTGCAATTGAGGGAGCAGCAGATCTTCAGGAAGCGCAGCAGCAGCTCCAGGCAAGCACAGGGGCAACAGCTAAAGAAACAGCAGCATATTCTGCGGAAATGCAGAAACTTTATGAAGGTGGATATGGTGATGCGGTCAGTGATGTAGCCAATGCAATGTCATTAGTCAAGCAATATACCAATGAAACAGATCCGTCCAAAATCCGTGAACTTGCCGAAAATGCAATCACGTTGGAAGATACCTTTAACATGGATTTAAGCGAATCAATCCGGGCGGCAGACACTCTGATTGACGAAATGGGAGTTTCATCTGACCAGGCGTTTGATTTAATGGCAAGAGGCGCCCAAAAAGGATTGAATAAATCGGGAGAGCTTGCGGATAACATCACAGAGTATGCATCTTTATGGGCACAGGCAGGATTTTCAGCAGAAGAAATGTTCACGATTATGGAAAATGGATTAGATTCAGGATCATATAATCTGGACAAAGTCAACGACTATGTGAAGGAATTCGGAAACAGTCTGGCAGACGGAAGAATTGATGATAATATCAATGCATTTTCTGATAGCACGAAAGAATTAGTTGCACAATGGCATGATGGAGGAGCAACGACAAAGCAAGTCTTTGATTCTGTTATTTCAGATCTTGCCAACATGGAGAATCAACAGCAGGCACTGACGATTGCAAGTAATACCTGGAGCGCACTTGGAGAAGACAATTCGATGAAAGTCATCACTTCATTGAATAAAGTCAATAACACCTATAAAACGGTTCAGGGAACCATGGAAGAGGTAAAAAATGTCAAATATGACAATATAAAAAATGAATGGAAGGTGCTTGGAAGGACTTTCCAGTCAGATGTTGCAAAGCCAGTATTAAAGACATTTTTGCCGGCAGCACAAAAGGGAATGAAGGAACTGGCTGACAACATCGAGGTGATTATTCCAGTAGCAACAGCGGCTGGAACTGTAATCGGAACAATGTTTGTTGTAAATAAGAGCAAGAAATTTATATCAGAAGTAAAAGAAACCGGAGAAACACTGGGAAAACTTGGCGTAAAACTTCTGGAACTGACGGGCATCAGAACGGCTGAGACAGTAGCTGAGACAGCATCGACTGTTGCAAAAGAAGCAGATACAGCAGCTACGGCATCACAGACAGTAGCGACAGTAGCGCAGACCGCCGCTACAGAAACAGCTACGGCATCACAGACAGGACTCAATACAGCAATGCTGGCAAATCCAGCGGTGCTATTAGTTGCAGGAATAACAGCGGTTGTAGGAGTCATGGCAGTACTGGCATCAAAAACAAAAGATACAGCCAGTGAAACTGATGAACTTACCAAAGCAACAGATGAGTTAAAAGATAAAGCAAAAGAGACCAGTGAAGAGTTAAAAAACTCCACGAATGAGATAAAGACATCAATGGAAGAGGTCGCAGCAAGCGAAACCTATGCCAATAATTTGGTCAATGAATTATCTACACTTGCGGATCAGACAAGTAGAACATCAGCAGAGCAACAGAGAATGAGTTCTATTGTAATGCAGTTGAACACCATGTTTCCAGAGATGGCACTCAGTATCGATGAGACGACCGGCAAATTAAGCATGAGTACCGCAGAAATGAAAAGTTATATTAAAAATGCGGTGGAAATGCAAAAAGTACAGGTTGCCCAGGAAAAGATGAAAGACAGTGTAGAAAAGCTGGTAGATGCAGAAATTGCGGCAACAGAAGCGAAAAATAAAGTTGCAGAAATTGACGGCAAGCTGGAACAGATTGAAAAGAAGAGGACAGAAGCGAATGAAGCTGCCACAAAGCAGGCAGAAGAATATGCAGAGGCTAATGAAGCATATGGAGAGGCATTGCGGACTGGAGCTGATAACCTAGATGAGTTATATGCAGCGACACTGAGACAGTCAGAAGCGACAATCAAATATAATGGCGAGGTCATGACAGTCACAGAGGCATTAGATCAGATGGCAACAGATGAAGCAAAATTGAATGGTGCAAAATCTGAAGCAACAGAAAGTCAGAAAGAACTAAATGATGCCATATCAGAAGCTAATGAAGAAATGGCTCCATATATGGACTACATGACCGGACTGACAGATGCGACTCAGGCTAATACAGAAGAAGTCAGAAATAACACGGAAGCAAAAGGAGAAGCTTCGGAACAATCTGCTGTCAGTATAGAAATGGCGGGGCAGGAACAGGAAGCATATAAAAGCCTGTCGAATGCACAGCAGGAAATGGCTCTAAGCGTGACCAATGGCGTGCTGACGATGCAGGAGAATGTCCAGAGTGCTCTGCAGTCACAGATGGATATGTTTGAAGAATTTGATGCTGGAACAGAAATATCTACCCAGAAGCTGTTATCAAATATGCAGAGCCAAGTTGATGGAGTATCAGCGTGGGAACAGAATCTTTCATCACTTGCTGATAGAGGAATCAATCAGGGAATTTTGCAAAAGCTGGCAGAAATGGGACCGCAAGGTTCTGGATACGTTGCTGCATTTAACAACATGACAGATGAAGAACTGGCAAAAGCCAATGATCTGTGGAGCCAGAGCATAGACATACAGTCTATGACAAATGAATGGGGACAGCAGTTGATGACATCTGGCGCGGCCAACATAGCTGGTGGAATGGACAATCTTACATCAGTTATGCAGGCAAGTGGAGCAAACACAGTTGCCGGACTTGTACAGGGAATGCAGAATGCTCAGAACCAGGCACAGACAGCAGGAAAAGATCTCGGCGTGAAGACAATCGAGGCGGTAGACAACGGACTGGGGTGTCATTCCCCATCAACAAAGACGAAAGAATCCGGCCGAAATGTAAATCTTGGATTATCACAAGGAATGCAGACGGGAATATTAATCGTACAACAGGCAGCAAAAAATGTGGCCAATGCAGCAATAGAACCAATCCGTAGTACATTAACACCGTCAGCAACGACACAACTCGGATATAATGTATCAGCAGGATTGGCAAGAGGAATTCTGCAAGGAAGAGCGGAAGTCATTTCAGCAGCAAGCAGAGTGGCGAGTGACGCAATCAGAACAGCCAATGAGACATTAGAAATACATTCACCGTCCAGAGTATTCTGGAGAATGGGAGAATTTTCAATGCAAGGACTGGCAGATGGATTTGTTGATAATTCGGGAATAGCAAAAGAGGCATTGGCAGAAACAGTTGATTACAGTGGAGTGCACGCAGTGATGAGTCGGGGATATGGGACAAGTTCAGCGCAGTCTTATCCAGCGATAATAAGAGCAATGCAGGAAGCTATGAGCCAGGTACAACTCAAGGTATATCTGGGACAGAGAGATGTAACAAGGCAATTATCAGAATGGGGCGTAGTGTTTAATGGTTAGATATGTATGCGGAAGTTCAAAAGAAGAAATTAATATCAGCGAAGGAAATATCCGAAGCAGAATAAGGAAAGCAGGCTTCTATGATTCTGACTGGGAACCAGACGAAACAAAAATGATTATTGGAAGCGCTGTAAAAAAGTTTGGTAAAAAAGCAGTGACATATAATCTAACAGTAGATTTTCTGGGAAATAAGGATATAAGAGCAGAAAATGCGAATAGATTTTTTGAGATGACTGAAACAGATGTATTAAATGAAACTCCAGGAAGATTGTATAAAGATGACTGGTATATTGAATGCTACGTGATTGGAAGAGAATCTGGAGGAAGAGATGATCGCAAAAGAGCAATTCAGGTAGAGGAAAAGATATACGCGCCATATCCGTTTTGGATAAAAGAAACGCCATATTATTTTCGAAAATTTGAAAATATTTCAACTAATAATAAAAGATATCCGGGGCGGTATTCATATCGTTATGCTAATGGTATGAATTCGGGATATATCATTAACGAACATTTTGTAAACACAAATTTCAAAATGATTATATATGGTCCAGTGGTCAATCCTATGGTTACAATAGGAGGCGTCCAACATCTGGTAAATATAGTGTTGGAAGCGGGAGAATATCTGATAATTGACAGCAAGACGAAAACAGTAATAAAAGTCACGCAAAGTGGAGAACAGGTCAATGCATATCATAACAGGCAGAAACAACGAGCGTTTTTTCAAAAAATAGCTCCAGGAAGACAAACAATTATGTGGACTGGAAAGTTTGATTTTGACATAATCCTGTATACGGAAAGGAGTGAACCAACATGGAAGGGGCGGTAAGCCAGGAAATAGAGTTCACAGTGGCGAAGGAGAATGGACTGGAATTAAAAAGGCTTCCGGAAATCGCAGAGGTAGATATTGATATTGGTAACAAAGACGATTTTGAAATAATTATTCCAAATACGGAATGGAATGAAGAGTGTTATACATATGGCTGCCGAATCTTTGCAGCAGATACAGAATACGGTGGAATGATACAGGATATTGAGTCAACGACAGAAACTGAAGAGGTGACCATAAGAGGAAACACATGGCGGGGACAATTAAAATATAAAATTGTAGAACCGCCAGCAGGAAAGGATTATCTAACTGTAAGTGGAGACTTAAATGAAATATTGAAAGAATTGATAGGAGACCGCTTTGACGGTCTCTTTGAAATTAGCGAAAAAGCAACTGGAATAAACGTGGAAAACTGGCAGGTTGACAGATATGTGACGCTGTATGATGCCATTATGAAAATCTTAGATCGATATCAGCACCGATTGGACATTAGATATATTCAACCGGAAGGGCAGGAGTATGGATATGTATTACTGCAAGCGATGCCAATCATAGACTATTCGGAAGATTTGGAGTACAGCAATGAAGAGAAGATAAATGTGAATATAAGAGACTGCCGGTCTGGCATCAACCATCTTGTATGCGTGGGAGAAGGAGAAAATCAGGAAAGAATAGTAATTCACCTATATGTACAAAAGGACGGAAGTATTGGGAAAGTACCGCACTATACGGGAAAAGACGAATTGGCAGCAGTCTATGATTATTCATCGGCAGATGCAGAAAAGCTTGAAGAAGGTGGAATGAAAAGACTTCAAGAACTCCAAAATTATAAAAAGTGTGAGATGACAATAGAAGATGCAGATCTTCAGATAGGAGATATTTTGTCGGGGTACGATACAGTAACTGACACAGTAGTTCAAAAACCGGTAGTACAGAAGATTTTAAAAATGAAAAATGGTGAAATAACAATTGAGCATAAAATGAAAGGAGATGATTAAATGTCTGGATTAAAACCAATTACAGTGAATACACCAACAGAAGACGAAGCACATATATATGCAGAAGACGATGCAGCCATCTACCAGAGCCTTTTTGGTGAGGACGGTGTATCAAGTGTCGGACAAGCGTGTAAAGCCACAGTGTTGTCCAACAACAAGGTCAGAGTTGCAGACGGAGTTATCTGCGTAGGAGGACATTTCGCGCGTATCCCTTACGGGGATTACATTGACTGCGAAATCGAAAATGGACAGAGCGGACAGAACAGAAACGATATCATCGTAGCAAGGTTCGAGACGACCGGAACAGGCGGTATCGATACATACACATGCGAAGTCAAGAAAGGAATGGCGGGAAGCACAGCAACGGATCCGGAGATTGTACAAGAAGACTTATATAAGGCAGGAAAGGTGAGAGAGCTTCCGCTGTACAGGGTGAAGATAGAGGGACTGAGCATCACGGCGGTAGAACAGCTCTTTACGCTGAGAAAAACCAATGAGGAATTGGAAAAAGAGCTTGTGTCACTAAATAGCAAAACAATACAAATTATAAAAAATGGTGATTCTCAGCAAATATACGATCTATGTGGCGGGAAAATAAGAGTCGTATCTGGTTCTGCTGTTAAAAATGTACGTGGGACAGATTATATACGTCTAATAGACAAAGATGAACTGAATGAAATTTTGGGTCAGTCATACAGTATAACCCATCTCAGCATAGCTACATGTAACGGTGACAATGAAGCTACGAATACACGCTTTTTAGGGGCAGAAATTTGGCAAGGTCATATCTATCAGTATTTTGCTCAAAAGTTAAGCTGTAGTGTACGTATTAATTACAGAATAGTTTACATATATCCATAAGCATTTAAGTCGGAAACAGCGATAGGTAAACTATTTCCATGTTCCAAAGCAACGCCAAAAAATCGTAATTGTTTCGCTTGCAGATTTGTTTGAAGAATATATCCATGCTTGAAATAAACTTGTTCCAACTCCGTTTAATGGAATTGAAATCCAAGGAGCACATGATCCGGCTGCTGTTGCTATAACTGAAACCCAGGTTTTGGATTCAATAGGGAGGTCAATATTAACTTTTCCACCACAATAATAATTCCAATTATCTGGAGTTTGCATATTTATATTCTCAAAACGCTTACTTCCCCACATTTCAAGTGTGCCATCAGCGTATTTGCGATAATATCCATTATCATTATGACCAGATTCAATTATGCTATTGCTATTTAGTTAAGAAAAATAAGCGCATGACAATAAAATAATAAAAAGAAAGGAGAGCCTTCCTTACGATAAATACAATTCACACTCATATGTCATGCGCTTATTATATAAAAACCTGCCAACCAGAGCCGAAAGGCTCTTTTCATATTGTGCGACATCGCACAGAAAGGAGGAAGGATGAAATTAATTTTTAATGATGCCACAGAGCTGACAATCCAGTCCGCATCGATCCGTACAGATGGAAGTCTCCTAATTAAGACAATATCGGCAACGGAAGAAGAACTTCGAACCATGTTCCAGGACGAGTTCAAAACCAAGAAGATGACCGTGACAGAACGGGAGTC